GACTGCACTCAAAGAGCTTTTACTGAAGATCAGTTAAAAGGCGTTTTGAGAAGTTGTTTTAACGAAGGTGGAAACCCTAATATGATTATGGTTGGTGCTTTCAATAAACAAAAACTGTCTGGCTTTACTGGTGGTTCTACTAGATTTGACGCTGCAGAAGATAGAAGATTAATTACTTCTATTGATGTATATGAGTCAGATTTCGGAACTATGCAAGTTGCCCCTAACAGATTTATCAGAGGTGCCAATGGTACTGCTGCTAAAATCGGTCAGGACGCACTTATCCTTGAAATGGATATGTGGGCGGTTGCTTTCTTAAGAGATTTCAAACTTCAAACTCCTGCACAAACAAAAGACGCAGATCAGAGATTTTTAGTTGCTGAATACACTCTTGAGGCAAGAAACGAAAAATCTAGTGGATTAGTTACAGACTTAACTACTTCATAATAATAATATTGTTTGGGGTGTAACCTTGTTTATAATTACACCCCATTCAATCAACCAAATGTTGAAGTCTTAAAAAGGTTATAGACGGAACGACAAACGGAGAAAAAAAATGAGAACACTTAACGATTATTTTATTACATCAGCAATTCCTGATGTATCAACTGCTTCTTCAACTTTTGTTTGTGTGCCTGATGGTGGAAGAATAGTAAAAATTATCTCACACAACAAAGCAACTACTACTGGAACTGCTGCTATTTCTTTTGAAATAGGCGGAGTTGCGGTTACAGGTGGAGCTATAAGTCATACGGCTTCTGGTTCTGCTGGTAGAGTAGCAACTGCATCGCCAACTGCTCTTAATAGAGTAGAAGAAGATGGAACTATCGAATGTATTACAAACGGTGGTTCAACTAATGCTTCTAAAATGGAAATAACTTTTGTTATTAGAAGATAATAATATATAAGACTATTGGGGGATCAGCCTAGCGGAAGATTCCCCATACTAATAAAGGAAAAAAAAATGAGTTATAATTACGCTTTAAGACCTGGAGCTTCACAAAAAGTTTCATTTACAGCTTCTTCAGTAGCTTGTTCAACAGCTTTTGGAAGTCAAACGCAATATGTAAGAATAGCAACTACTCATAGTTGCCATTATGCAATAGCAGTTTCTCCTACAGCTACAACAAGTGGTGCTTATCTTCATGCCGGAGATTATGAGATTATAAAAGTTTCACCTGGCGAAAAAATTGCTGCTATTAGAAATACTTCTACAAGTGGAGATTTGTTCGTTACTGAAATGTCTGGCTAGTGGCTAAAAAGAAAAAAAGTCAATTTGGTACTGCATGGTTCGAAAGAGAAAAACCTAGAAAAAGACCTGGCAGACATTCCAAAAGACCTAATAAAAAATACACTAGAAAAAAAAGTAGAGGTCAAGGATAATGAGAAAAGATGTTAAAGTTGATGGTTTAAAAAAAGAAACTTTTTTATTAGATGAAAAAGAAAAACAAATAGTAGTTAAAGAAGAAGTTAATATAGATCCACACATCAAAAATAATAAAAGACTATATAACTTAAATGACGGCTATTCTAAATCTAGGGACTTAAAAAGAGTTGCTTCTATACCAACTTTAGCTTTGCAAGTATGGGCTAATGAATATAATGGAACTAATAATTGGTTTGCTTTACCTAAAGAAACACAAAAAAAAATTATGAAAAAAAAATTAAATAGTAGTGAGTTTAAATATTTTAGAACAGCTGAGGGTAGGTTATAATGGCATTAAGTAGTTATTCAGATTTAAACACTTCTATTGCTAATTGGTTAAATCGTTCTGATTTAACTTCCGAAATATCTGACGACTTTATTAAATTAGTAGAAGCAGATTACAATTCAAAATTAAGAATTAGAGAAATGATTGCACAAGTCAATATTACTATTGATAGTGAAACAGAAGCGTTACCAACAGGATTTTTACAAGTAAGAGATTTTTATATTTTAGAAGGTGGAACAAAATACGCATTAACTTATATGACCCCACCACAAATGGATCAGATTAAAGGTTCATCAACAACAGGAAAACCGGTTACTTATACTATACTTGGCGATACTTTTAGATTTGCACCTTCGCCTGATTCTTCTTACACAGGAGTTTTAAATTATTACAAAAGCATAGACGCTTTATCTTCAACAAATACTTCAAATTTTATTTTAACGAATCACCCAGCTGTTTATTTATATGGTTCTTTATACCATGCTGCTAATTTTTTAGGCGGTATTGAACCAAGTAAATTACAACAATGGCAACAGAATTATGTTACGGCTTTAGAAAGAATTGAAAGAAACGATAAAGAAGACCAATTTAGCGGTTCTCCTTTGCAAATCAGATCAGACACAACTGTTTCTGCACCTTTCAATCAAACTTATAGAGTAACTACTAATAATAATTAGGATATATAAATGCAAATACCTTTTGGCGAATGGCTTCCTGATCAGCCACCACATCTAAATCCTGGAGCAAATACTGCAAAGAATGTTTATTATGCTATTAATTCTTATAAACCTTTTCCGTCTTTAGTTGCTTATTCAGCTGATTCCGGTGGAGCTTCCGGTACTATTGCAAAAGATTCAAAGGGTGCTGGTTCTTTCCGTTCTACAAAAAATTTACCATTTAATTTTGCAGCAACGGAAGATACTATTTATCAATTAACATCTGGTGCTTTTACTGATGTTGGAGCAGGTGGGAAAGTATTAACTAATTCATACGCTACTTGCACAATTACAGTTTCTGACTACGCAAATATTGGTGCTGGAAAAACTATTACTTTAAAAAAAAATGATGGTACGACTATTGTATTTACTTCATCTACCGGAAGTCCATCTACAAATGAATTTCAAGTACAAACAAATAATGATACTACCGCTACAAATTTAAAAAATACTATTAATGGTCATGCTGATTTTTCAGCAACAGTAGTATCAGCGGTGGTTACAGTAACAAGAGCTGCCGTTGGTAGAGATAATTTAACTAATGTTTCTTCCGATACAACAAGACTAACAACAACAAATTTTACAGGCGGAACACCTTTAACCGGTAGTAGTACTGACTTTGTTAGCTTTACCCAATTTGGCGATTATATAATTGCAAGTAATGGCGTAGATGCCCCACAATATTTTTTAATGGGAACTTCAACAGGATTTGCAAATTTAAGCACAATTTCAACTGCAGGAACACCACCTACTTTTAGAGTTTCAGGAGTGATTAGAGATTTTTTAGTTACAGGAAATATAATAGATTATTCAACAACCCCAGATACCGAAACTAGAAATAGAGTACAATGGTCAGGATTAAATGATATTACTTCATGGACACCTGGAACTAAACAAGCAGATTATCAGGATTTACCTGGTTCTGGAGGACAAGTTGTAGCTATAACTTCTGGAGAATATGGTTATGTATTTAGACAAAACGAAATTATAAGAATGGATTATGTTGGTGGGGCTACTGTATTCAGATTTTCAGTTATATCGCCCAATAGAGGTGCAACTTATGGAAAAACTGTTTGTCAAGATAATAGAAGAGCTTTCTTTTACGCTGACGATGGATTTTTTGAAGTTAATGGAGATCAAGTTAAACCAATAGGAGCTGAAAAAGTAAATAGATTTTTTGATACCGATTTAAACAAAGCATTTAGCGATAGAATTACCGCTGCGGTTGACCCATTTAATCAATTAGCTATTTGGCTTTATCCATCTTCTAATAATACAAGTAATACAACAGGAATTTGCGATAGAGTTATTATATATAATTATGTAACCGAAAAATGGTCTATTGCAGACGCTTCAGCTTCTACTATATTTACCCAGTTTGTTGGGGCATATACTGTTGAAACTATGGACTTAATATCGGAAAATTTAGAAAATATTAATATTTCTTTAGATACGGACTTTTGGCAAGGCGGACAATTATATCTAGGTGCAGTAGATAGTAACAAAAAAGCAGCAATATTTTCTGGCGATTCGAATGAAGTAGAATTAGAAACTAAAGAAATAGAGTTGTTTCCTGGATTAAGGTCGGATATAACCGAAGTCAGACCAATTGTTGATGCTATTTCTACAGTTGCTATAACAACTAGAGAAAGATTAGCTGATACTACTTCAACATCTAGTTATAATTCTATGGTAACTAGCGGATCTGTACCGGTAAGAGAATCCGGAAGATATGTTAGAGTTAATGTTAAAATTGCAAGTGGCAAAGTCTGGAATCATGCTCAAGGAGTTGATTTAATAGCCTCAAGAGCAGGTAGAAGATGACAGATAGAACTGATATAGATAATGTTAGATACAGTTTAGATACACAAGAATTTTTTCAAAGACAAGTAGAAGAAGCTGTAAATGTTTTAGTAAATCAAAAAAATAAAGAAAACAATAAAGCGTTTGCATGGTTTATAGGAGATTAAATGACAACAAATATTAAAGATTATTCAACAACACAAGCAAGTAACACATCATTAAATACTATTAGCGTAGCGGAGGGAATGTTACCTAGTAATTTGAATAATGCAATTAGAGCATTAATGAAAAATACTAGAGATTGGTTTAATGATAGTCAATGGGTGGAATACGGAGATGGAGATGCTAGTGTAACTTATGCTTATGCTTCAGGCACATCTTTTACAATCGCTGGTGTTGATGTAACTTCTGTTTATCATGCCGGAAGAAGAATTAAATTAACGGCAGCAACACCTGGTACTATTTACGGAACTATTTCTAGTTCTTCTTTTTCAACAAATACTACAATCAATGTAACTTGGGATTCCGGTTCATTATCTAATGAAGCTATTACAACAGTTTATATTGGTGCATTATCAAAAACAAATGATTCAATACCAACAGGAATTTCGGCTACTAAAATTGCAAACGGAACTATATCAGATACAGAATTTCAATACTTAAATGGAGTATCAAGTGCAATTCAAACTCAACTTGATGCAAAACAGGCAACTATTACAGGTTCAGCTACTACTATTGATACTGAAAGTTTAACTGCTAGTAGAGCTGTTATTTCTAATGGTTCACAAAAAATAGCAGTATCAGATGTAACCGATACCGAATTAGGATATTTAGACGGAGTAACAAGTGCAGTACAAACACAAATAGATTCAAAACAAGCAACATTAACTGGAGGGGCAACAACAATAGCTTCTTCAAATTTAACTGCTTCAAGAGCTTTACAATCAAACGGCTCAGGTAAAGTAGAAGTTAGCGATGTTACTACAACCGAACTTGGTTATCTTGACGGTGTTTCTTCGGCTATTCAAACACAAATAGATTCAAAACAAACTAGTGATGCACAATTAACAGATATTGCAGGACTTACGCCAACGGATAGTAATTTTATAGTTGGAGATGGTTCTAATTTTGTAACCGAAGCAGGATCAACGGCTAGAACTTCTTTAGGATTAGGAACTATATCTACACAAGCCTCTAGTAATGTAGCAATTACCGGTGGAAGCGTAACAGGATTAGGTTCTCCAAGTAATAGTTCAGACGCTGCTACTAAAAATTATGTTGACGAAGCTGTTGCCGGTTTAAGAACAAGAATTATTGCTGAAGTTGCTACGACAGCTAATGTAAATTTATCAAATGGATTAGAAGCCGGAGATAGTATTGACGGTGTTACTTTAGTTGCCGGAGATAGAGTTTTAGTTAAAGACCAATCTACGGCTACGGAAAATGGATTATATTTAGCAGTATCAAGCGGAGCTGCTTCAAGAGATCCGGAACATGATACTATTGCAGAATTATCTGGCGGATTAGTAGTAGTTAATCAAGGTACTGCAAACGATAATAAAATATTTTTATGCACAACCGATAGTACCGGTTCGGTAGGTTCAACTAATATTACATATACACAAGTTACACCTTCAAATACCGGAACTGTAACTTCAATAGGTATAGCGGATAGTGGTGCAGGGGAATTTACAGTAGGTAGTACACCTGTTACATCTAGCGGAAATATTACACTTGCAATTAATAGTATTGCGGATTCAAAATTAGGTACTATAAGTACTGCTAATAAAGTTTCAGTATCAGCTTTAAATATTGATGGAGCAACTGATATTGGGGCGGATTTAACAACATCAGATTTAATTGTAGTTGATGACGGAGCTGGTGGAACAAATAGAAAAGCAGCTCTATCAAGAATAGTAACTTTGGCAAACGAAAATTCTACTGCAGCAAGTGCAGGATTTGCGATTGCTATGGCAGTTGCTCTTTAAAAAAAGGAAAATAAATAATGGCACAAAACTTTAGAAATCAAATTACAAGGAACACAGGAACAAGTGCGGTAGATATTTTAGCACAAGCTGATAGTTACGATACTGTAATTGGTATTAGATGTGCAAATGTATCAACATCAGCAATTAGTGTTGATGTTTATATCGTTAAATCATCTACTAATTATTATCTAATTAAATCAGCACCGATTCCGTCAGGTGGCTCTTTGGAATTAATTGATGGGGGTGCAAAAATTGTATTGGCTAGTGGTGATAAAATCGCTGCTGTAAGTACAGTTGCAACATCTTTAGATACAGTTGTTTCTTATATAGATACAATTTCAACATAATAGGAAAATTAACACATGGCATATTTGGGAAATCAACCAGCAGAATCTTATGCAAGTTTTGAAACACAAACTTTTTCAGTTTCGGCTACAGCTAGTTATACTTTATCTCATGCTGTAACTAATGAAAATGAAATTAGATTAGTTATTAATGGGGTAGTTCAACAACCTGGAAGTGGTAAAGCATACACAGCTTCTGGTACTACACTTACACTTACAAGTGCAACAGTATCTGGTGATGTTATGTATGCAGTTTATCTTGGCAGAGCTTTACAAACTGTTAATCCTCCAGCAGCTAGTGTTGGAAACTCACAAACTGCACCTACAATAATTACTGGTCAAACTGCTGAAACAACTATTGCTACAGATGACACAATATTAATCCATGATACATCAGCTAGTGCATTAAGAAAAATGACTAGAGCAAATTTTGTATCTGGTATTGGTGGTGCTAATACTCCAAATTTTCAAGCTAAAATGAGTGGAGCACAAACTATTAATCACAATACAACAACTAAAATAGAGTTTGATACAGAAATTTTTGATACGGCTGGTGCTTATGATCACTCAACTAACTATAGATTTACACCTCAAACATCTGGAAAATATAATTGTAATTTAATTTTATGGTGTGATGGTCAAGGTCAAGGAAATTTAAGAATTTATAATCTAAAAATTAAAAAAAATGGAAGTGATTATCTTAATGTAGGTTGGGATATGGCAACTGGTTATCAAAATAATGGTCGTTATTGTCTAAATGGAATTATAGAATTCAATGGTAGTAGCGATTATATTGAAGCATATGCTTATCAATACACACAAGATAGTTCTTCTTCTCCAGTTGGAAGTTCATCAACTGAAAATGCAATTTTTTCAGCATACAAATTAATAGAATAAGGAAAATAAATTATGGCAATAGATAAAATACAATCAGAATCAATTAACCTTGCAGATAACTTTGCATTTACAGGAACTGTAACTGGTGCTGGTGAAAAAAATACTCCTGCTTTTTTAGCTTATGCAAATGCAGATCAAGGAAGTATATCATCAAATACTTATACAAAACTTACTAATTATGATGCTGAAGTTTTTGATACAGATAATAAATTTGCAAATGGAAGTACATTTACTCCTGGCACAGTAGGAAAATATTTCGTTTATGCAACTTGTTATGGAACAG